GTAGTTGAAGTTTTAGAAGATTTATCCCCTTTGCATGTGCTATTTGAATAGTTCATATTTTAATTTAAGTGCATTTTTTGCATTTCTTCATATCTTTTTGTTCCTATTATCTTTTTAGTAATTGCAAGCTCTTTATATGCTAAGTTATACAAAAATGGCAATCTAGTTGCTATATCTTCATCTTCTGTTTTATTTTTCATATTAGGTGCATATTCTTCTATTAATGCTAATGTTATTTTCTTATTTTCACCATATGTCATTTATTTTGACCTCCTTCAAGTTTGATAGATTCGAACTATCTTTTTTGTCCTTTAACTTGATATGTAAAAGGAGCATAATGCCCCTTTAGTTATGGTAATTCAATTGCAGTTATTTTAGCTGTTGCACCTGTTATATGTACAGTTCCTTTATGTTCTCCAGAAACATTTTTAAAGAAACCACTTTCTAGTACTACTGACTCTCCAGATTTTACAGTTAAATCAGTAACTCCTTGTATTCCATTTCCAGCTTTTACTGTAATATCTGCTGTATCTACCATAATCAAAATTCTATGGTCTTTTCCTGTAAATAATAAATCTGCTCCATTTGCACCTACTAATGTAGATGTTGGTGTAGTAGTTCCTTTATTATACTCTTCAATTTTAGTTGGTGTTATTTTTGTTACTGCCATTTTCATTCTCCTCCTTCTATTAAATAAGTTTAAGTAATTCTTAGTTATATTTTACATTTAAGTTTATCATTTCTTTAGGTCTTACTATTTTTGAATCATATAAAATAAAGCCTTTAACAGCATCAGCAAATTTCTTTTCTGGTCTATAAGGCTCTACATGTGTTAAAGGTTTTGCAAAAGCAATAGCTCTATCTGTTTTTATTTGTATTAATCTTGCGTCTCCTTTTTTAGCAACATTATTTGACATTTTTACTATTACATTTCCATATTTTCCTACTCTACCATTTTTAAGCATTTCGCTATTATCTGTATCTAGTTTTGTATATGCTTGTTTCATTATCATATGAAACATTGGGTCTACTGTAATAGTTATTCTAGTATTTTGCTTTACATCATTTTCATATAATTTAACTAATGCTTTATCTATCATTTGTAATATATTGTCTGTTGTAACAGTTTGTGCTGTGGCATCTAATTTTAGTGCTTCGTTTCTTAATGATAAATTTGCTATATATTTATCCATTACATCCGCTAGTCCTTCTGATGTTTCTTGTGATAGTGCATCCATTATTCCGTTACTTTTAGCTTGCGCTTTATCAATATCTCCTACTTTATAATTAAATGTAGCAACTTGATTAATTTGCATAATAACTGATGTATCTTCTACTTCTTCTGGCTCATTTAATGTTATATCATGTTCTGTTGTTGTTGTAATAGTAGGCTTTCCTACTCCTAATATTTTTACGCTATCTCCTTGATCTTTAATGTCTCCTTCATATTTTCTGTTTGTATCTTCTGCAAATACGTGAGTTCTTTCTAATTCTCTTTCAATTCCTTCTGCCCATACAGTTGGTATAAAATTTTTAAATGACATTTTCTTTTTCTCCTTTCTATATGTCCCATGTTTCCATAGATTTTCTTATCTTTTCAAAATTATTTTTTACTTCTTTTTTACTCATTTTTTTTACTTCTTCTTTTGTAAAAAATGTCTCATCTTGTGTAGTATTATTATCTCTTGTACTTCCTGTTGAAACAGGCTTTATTACTTCTTCTTTAGGTTTATTTATTTTTGTATACATTTCATATATTTCTGATATTGGTTCATCATTATTAAATTTTTTTAGAAACTCTTTAAATTCTTTATTTTCCAATATTTTAGTATCTAAACCTTTACTTTTAAGTTCTCTTATTTTTAATTCATTTGTTAAGTATTTACCTAAATTCATAAATTCTGTTTCTTCTCTTAAAGATATTTTCCCTTTTGCTTTTAAGTCTGCTAACTCATTTGCTCTATATTCTTTATTGGTTCATATTCTGGAATATCTATTCCTTGTTCTTTATAAAATTTCGATGCTTCTTCTATGGCTTCTTCTAAGCTTTCTACTCCTAAACCTGCTTTCATAACGCTTTCCATTTGCCTATATTTAGCCATCTCTTTTTCTCGCTGTCTTTCTCTAGTACTTCTGTCTCTTGCTAATCGTTCTTCTACTTTTTCTTCAAACATTTGGTTAGCTTTTTCTTCTATTTGTTTGTTAATATCTTCTTGTTCATCCTCGTTTGTTTGACTAATTTCTTGACTTTGTTCTTCGTTTTCACTAGTATCAACTTGAACATCATCTGTTTCTTCTAGTGTTTCAGGTACACTATCATTTACAACTAATTCGTTTTCTAATTCTTCGTTTTCGTCCATTTTAAAACCTCCCGTTTTTAGTCCGTCGACTATTAATTCCTTGATTATCTGATTAGCCACAGAACATGTTTTGAGGCATAAAAATAAGACAGTAAAAACTGTCTTTATTTTTTTATTTTATTGGTTTGTTGTTACTGATTCTTGTTGCATAATTGATTGTTCTTGGTTTTGCATTTCTTCTCTAGTCATAGCTTGTCTAAATGCTCCCTCTAACGCTATTGCTTGTTTTTCTATATTTCTCATTTCTATTTCAAAGTCTTCTCTATCTTTTAGTATTTGTTCTAGTTGTGCCTTTGGCATCGTACTGTCTTCTGGCAATGCTTTTACATATTCTTCAAAAGTAATTTTGTCTTTTATCATTAAATTTTCTAATGACATTTCTCTTGCATATTTATCAAAGGCTGATGTTGGTGTAATATCAATCTTAATATTAGGTTTTAGTTCTTTTAGTTCTTCATAGCTAATGGTATATGGCATTTCTTCTGTTTGACCAGTTTGTGTATTTTTTGTTTCTCTTATTAATGTTATTCCTTCTGTGCTATATGTCTGTAACATATCAAACCATATTCTTCCCATATCCTCTATAAATGTTTTAAAAGCTTCTACTTGGTCATTTAATGGTTGCTGACTTGCTTGTTGTACTGCTAGAATTGCTTTTCCACTTGCCTGTGTTGGATCTATTTTTCCATTAACTATATCTCCTGCTCCTGCTAAGTCTTTTGTAAATTGCATGCATCTGAGCTCATTTGTGCTGGTTTTAAATAGTTTACTACTTTATTTACATCATCTGCACTTGTTTCGTCTAATTCTATTGTTGTTCCTACTTGTTCTAGTGATTCTGGATTAGTTACATATTTGGTATTTACTACTAGTTTAGGATATGCCATAAGTTTTACTGATATTGCTCTTCTAGTTGCTGTTTTATTAATTTCTATCTGATTGTTAATCAAATATTCTACTTCTCCAATTCCTCTTGAATACCCTTTTTCTCTTTCCCAAACCATATGAGCTACTGGATATAGTGTTAACTTTGTATCTGTATCTTCAACTAATGTTGCTGTTTTTGTACATTTTTTAAAGTGCACTGTTCCATTTTTCTTATATAATTTCAATAATACTAATACCATAGGAGTTATTTCTTCTGTTCTTTTATCTGCTCCCGATTGCTCCATGTATTCATTATCTGGGAATATATTATCTATCACATCTTTATTTGCTCCATTTTCTTTTGCCTCATTTATTACACTTTCTAATGTTCTCCTAAATGATATTATTATATATGGTTGTTCTTGTATGTCATCATCATTTTCATTGCCATAATAAATATTAGTTTTGTCTATTTCTTCTGCTATAATATCTCCATTTTTTTCATAAAAATATATTATCCCTTCTGAATTAATACATGCATCTTTTACTATTAATCTAACTTTGTTACCTACTTGCTGTAATTCCCATGTTTTGTTAACAAATTTATTTAAGTCTCTACATAATTCATCTATTCTTTTTCTTTCTTCTGCATTTTTATATGTATTAATATTAAACATTATTTGATATAAATTAGAATTTACTACTCCAACTTTATACTTTACTGTAGGTTTTATTATATTAAATGTAATCGGCATTATGCCGCCTAATTCTGCACCATCCCATTGCTTACCATGGTAGAAGTTCTCATGTTTACTTGATTTTCTATACAAGCCCATTCTTCTATTAAAGTTTTTACCTTTTTCATATTGTGTCCATACATCTGTTATCTGTATATCTTCTATATTGTTTTGTAACATTATTCTACCTCCTCTTGATAATCTCTAGTGCCATTGTAATTATCTATATTAGTAAGTATTTTGTTAAATCTTTCTATTTCTTTTTCTTGTCTCTTATCTTCTTTATATTGTTTTACTATTTGAGTAGGTGTCTTTATCTTTATTTCTGGAATCTT